CGATAAATGTTTGTACAGGAGCCGGAAGAGCCTGGAATAATGCAATCAGAATCTCAACTCCCATGTTCGCAGCGATGATCGTAACGTCAACAAACATCGACAATACATCGTCGAACATTCGTATAGTAAGAATCGCGATAGAAAGAGCTTTGACAAAACCGTCGGCAATGATTCGAGACGCTTCATGCATAAGCTCTACAAATATTCTGAGGCCCTTTGTCTCACTGATTTTATCTTGAAAGAGTCCTAACGCCCTTCCTACGGCACTGAATACTTCCAGTACCAAAGCGCCAGCATAATTTAAAACATTAAACCATGGCGATATGATGTAGATTGCAGATTTGATAATATCGACAACGGCTTTTATTATTGTGAAGATGCCGGTGAATGCATTCCTGATTCCGGTTAACGTAGATTCAGGAATCTCCAGGCGCATGGCAAACTCATTTATTTTGTTAAATACATTTGCAAATGATTCTGCTGTTGCATCGGGGAACACATTTGCAAAAGCTTCTCGAATAGCACCTACGCCAAGATTAACGATCCTTACAAGATTCTGGAATGGACCTAATATACCTTCTTTCCAACGTTCGCCATCAAAGAATGCCGCCATTCCATGAGTAAATGCTTGCTCAAACTTAAGGAACTCAGCAGTAAACGGCTGTAATACAGAACGTACATAGTTTATGGACTGACGAAGTGCGTTAAACACCTCGACCATATTCTGCATGTGCCCAGGAACTTCTCCGACACCATGATAGTAGTCGGCACCGATTCTTGAAAGAGCTGCGCCAACGTTTGCAAGTGAACCGGCGTACGTCTCATTCGCTTTGGTTGCATGTTCACCAAAAGCGGAGTTCATTGTTTCCATGAACAAATCTGCAGTTACAATACCTTTTCGCAGATTCTCACGAATAAACTGCTCTGTTATAGCAGCACCGCCATTCATGGCATAGATCTGTGCAATAGCTTCGTTACTATAGTTTTTTAAAACCTCAGGCGAACCGGCAAGAACTTTATTAAATTGTTCGGCCATAGTAGCAGCAACGTTCAAACCTCTGAATGAGAACATGTTAAGCTGCTGAGTCAGTAGTCTGCTGTTACCGGCAACCGTGGTAAAGATATTGGCAATTTCGTCATAAGAAGAATTTGTCATAGCAGCAACACCGGAGATACCTCGCAGTGCTTTTGCCATTGGAGAATTACCGGTTGCTCCGAATGTTTCACCAAATTGAACACCGGTTGCAACAAGCTGTGATGCCGCCTTTGCCGCTGAGTCCATACCATACGCAGTATTGTCAACAGCGTAGTCAATATCTGCCTGAATATCTTTCATTGCAACACCCAGACCGCCAAGTCTGAATGCCGCATCTTCCAAATTCTGCGCTCTTCTGTTACCACCACCGACTAACTTATCGAAAAAGTCGACCGGCATGTAGTTGTTCTTTAAAGCGCCCATCGCGCCAAGAACTTTATTTATAACACTTTCCGCAATTTTCTGGAAAGTAGTTAAGGCTGCTACGCCTCTAAAAGAAAAGGTACTCTCGAAATCATCACCAATGTTATTAACTGCTTGTGATAATCCGGAGAACCCTCCTGCATTTTCTAAGTCATTTAATGCTGCATCGAGTCTGGTAAGAGTGTTTAGACTTTGCTGAACGCCCGCTTCGAATTGAGCGTTGTCAAATTGCATTTGTACAACTCTATTATCTACACTCGTACTCATTCAGCTGTTACCTCCTTCCAGACAGAGTCTGCCATTTCATTAAAAATAGGAGCCAGTGCAGGATTGATGTAATCGATACCTTGCACATAGCCCCCGTTTCTAGTTCCATGGCCGTATTGGATAAGAATGGCTATATTAGCCCATCCTTGCTCCACATGTGAATTGTTCCATACGATAGAAACACGCCCTGCACTTGGGTTATCAACAATTTCATAAGACCAAGAGTTTGCGGTTTCTCCAGTTCGTTTGGGTGTTGCTTCACGTAAAGCCCTAACACCCATCGCTCCATATTTGTGTAGAGATCTACGCCATAATGGATTCAAATGATTATGCATCCATTTAAAAGACTTGGAAAAATCTCCCTTATTTTTAAAAGTAATAGGTGTGGCCATTTTGATCATCCTTTTGAATGCATCTTCGCTCTTCTAGCCGCATTCTGCTGTCTTCTCCATTCAGCGGCTTCTTGTGGACTCATCTTCTCCTGCTTACTGTTCTTGGCATCAAACACTCGTATAAGCATAAGGAGCTGATTTAAATGCCATTTACGATATTCGGAGGGAATGTTGAACGAGCACATCCAGTAGTAGATAATCTCTGCAGTAATCACTTCACCTTTTCGTCCACCCTTTTTAGGTGTTCTACTGGTAATAGTGGTCGCCGTCATGGGATTTTCTATATATTTTGTAATTTCATTTATCTTAGATATGGGAATCCTGTAATAAGCATCATTCGGAATGCCTTTGTTAATTGTCATACACCTGATGTAATCAATTAACTCTTCGTTCGTTTTCTCCGAGCTTAAAAATGGTTTATGCCATCTGGATTCCCATTCCTGAAGGGAGATTAATGAATGCTCTAGTTTAAGGGTGTATCCTTTCTGCGATACAAACTCCTCTCGAGCAGAATCCCATAAATCCGAAGATTCCGGTATTTCAATCGTTAACATGTGTTAATCTCCCATTTATTTCTTATTCATTAGAGCCCATCGGAATGATGTTTGTATTGGCGTTCTTAGCAGCTGCCTCGGAATATTCCTTCGGGAAAATGCCATTAACAAATGCAATAGCGGCCTGCTCATTTGTTGCAAGTTCCATGAAGAGTTCAGAATAAGCTTCTGTCTGCATGAAATCATCCAGGACTTCTTTGTTCTTAATGAACCGCTTACCGTCCGGAGACTTTACACCATAGGACTTCTGAATCATATCCTTGAAAACTTCGATGATCCGCTTTGTATCATTCGCTTTGATGATACTCTCCAGCATCTTTTTCATTCCGCCGGTCTCAGACGCTTCCATTTCTACAACTTCTGCTTTTGTGAAGTTGAAGTAGTAATCATCCGATCTTTCGTTTCCGTCGTAATCTGTAAACTTAATAGTCTTCTTAATCATGGTTTTTCTCCTTTAATTTCGTTCCCAATAATAAACCGGGATCTCATCTCCTGAATCCCAAGTGTCGTAATAATTACCATCAATAACTCCAACAACATGATCCCCAATTGCCAAAAGGTAGGTGCCTTGCGGAAACAGTCTGCAAAAGTCTTTGACAGTAAAACAATTAGGGCAGGTATTTGGAAGAAGGTGTTGCGTGAAGCCTATCTTTTCCAAATATCCACCCCAAATGTAATTCTTCCATTCGTAATCACCCTCATGTAATCCCATAAGGAATAATTTGACTCGAACAGTATACCAATCCATTCCGGTGACAAGACAAATTGCTCTAATAACACAATCGTCTACAATCTTTCTTTTAGGATTTGGATTAAATTCAATAAACATCAGTTCAACCGTTTGACAAAATCAGCTCTAACGAAGCCAAATATAGAACCAGCAATTCTAACGTAGTACCAGGGTTCTCCATTTTGAGCATAGATTGCATCACACACATCAACCGTGTTTCCATTTGCAAGAAACGGCCATGATTTGATCTGCGGATTCTCTGTTCCAGCCCAAGTTCTAACAGCAACTTTACTTGTCTTATCTTTTGTCTCAATAATCCCTATGTAAGTAGGAATCTTATTAAGAGGTTTAGAGACGGGAGTCGTTGCAGGATTTGTCTTAATATCGTACTTTGGATGACCGAAAAAGACTTTTGGAAGGTATTGATTAAAAGAATAGTTTTTCTCAAATACTCCTCCACCATTTGGAATAACACCACCGACATGCGAGGTGTTCCCCTCATTGGTATAGATGTGTGTACCGTCAAATCCGGTCACAAGTCCTACATGGTAGATGCTCGATACGGTTCCATGTTTGGAGAAATAGATTTGATCCCCAACTTTTGGATTCTTATCAAGAAGGCCCTGTTTCTGGAAATAAATAGCGGAAGCTGGCGTATAGTAAGAATTAATTCCGCCACAAAGCATTTCATTTGCTTTTTCCTGTCCATAGCACTTAATGAAAAGCCATTTCTGATAAGCATCACACCAAGGCTGACCCTGGAATTTTGGATACAGGTCTCTCCAGTATTTGGTAAAGTTCCCATATCCAGCATTTGCTGTATAAGAATCTAAGTTAGAATTTGTTTTCTTCTCGAGGTATCCGACTTCGTTCTTTGCCATCGCCAATACTTTATCAACTGTGCAAATCAACGGACTCACCTCCTTTAGAAGTGCTAACTACCGTCCCTCAGCCACCTTGAGCTGTTTCACAAATGCTTCAATAAGTGTATCCAGTTCTTCTTCGGAAATAGACAACCCCTTCTTCATAAGCACTCTATGAACGTAATTAACAACGATTTCTTTTCTAGCTTCACCAGTTTCAGAAGAATAAACCTGTTGTGCCATCTGAACTGCAGATTCAATAATTCTGATGATCTGATTCATTTTATATTCATTAACAGATGTTTTAAGCCATGGTATAAGGTATCTTGCAATAACAACAGCTACCACCATGACAATTAGTT